GCATAATAATAGAAGCAGAAATATAAGGCATAATTCCCAATGCAAAAATAGATGCTCTTGAAAACGCTCCTCCTGTAAAAAGAGAAAGCAAGTCACCTAATCCACCTCCACCACCGGCATTTCCGGCTGAATTACTACTTCCTCCAGCCCCACCAGCAATATTCACTGTTCCACTATTTGATGCAACTGCACTGTAAAAAGCCATGAATATTCCTCCACCACCACCTCCACCACCTCCACAGTTACTTCCTGCGTAATTATTAGTAGTTCCCTGTCCACCGGCGCTTCCAGCAACAGAAATTCCATTTGTTGTCGTAAAGTTCCAAGTACCTGCACATTCCATTATTAAACAACCTCCACCACGTCCTCCAACTCCGGATGTTCCAGTGTAACCTCCAGAAACAGCAACACCTCCAGATCCACCACCTGCACCAACAAGAGCATTTGGATACTTTCCAATGATTTGACTATTATAATTTACAACATCGACTGCCGGTGTTGCACCACCAGAAGCTCCACCGGCATTATATACACCACCAACTCCTCCTTTTGTCTTTAATACACTTAGCGATTTGCCTTCTGTTCCAGTGTTTCCAGTAACCGGTGTACCAAATGAAGATACTGCTGTTGCACCTGTTGCACCCATTCCACTCATATCAATCATTGGGGCTTGCGAGGATGTAAGAGTGATGACACCTGTTGATTTTAATATTACTGTCGTTCCATTTGCATGAGGATTCGAGAACGTCACTTTTCCAGTTCCTGTTATTTCAATTGATGTGTAATTTTTTACAACAAGAATTGCACCAGCGCAGTCAATATTATGTGTTGTATTTGTTACAATTAAAGCCCCATCGGATCCTGTTCCTCCGTATTTAGTCTTTCCATCAACATATGCCTGTGTAGCAAGTCCAGAATTATAGATTGTCGGCGTATACCACTTCTGAATATAAGCATTTGTTCCACCATCAACTTCCGTAATAGTTGTCGCAGTTGTCCTTAAATAAACAGAAGCAAGCACAATATCTCCGGATGTTGGAGTAGGCTTTGCAGGTGTAGCACCTTCTGCTCCAGTTCTTATAACAATCGTATTTCCAGAAGTTTCAAGTACCACAAGATCAATTCTAGGATTTGATACCGGCGCAGTTATTGTTGGAGTATTTCCACCAGCAAAAACAACATCTTTATCTATTGAAGAAACAGCAAATGGCAACACTTTGAGTGTCATGTTTGGAGAAGCTTGTTCAACAACTAAAGCAGAAACAACACGAGGGTTTGTACCATTTGCCTCTGTAACTTTTGCAACTCCTTTTTGTGATTTTGTTGCATCCGAAGCGCCTCCAAGAATAAGGTTATTTATGGCATAAACAACATCTGCCCAGTGTTCTGCTGTAATATTTATTCTAATTGGCTCTTGAATATCATGCGCTTGCGCCGTAGTTCCTCCCATTCCACGATCAGAAACATTGGCAATATTTAAATATTTTCCATTTACGTCTGTTCCGGTTGAATCAAAATAAACAATCTCACGCTTTGTTGAGTTTGCAGGATTTATAACAGCGTATCCAGCAGTGATAGTTGGCAAAGTAGAGACATAAATTTTAATAGCGCCAGCTCCACATGCTTTTGCGATAGTGGATTTGTAGAAGTTTTGAAGTGATGTTAAGGCTTTTGTCATGTTTTTATATTGATATTATTTTTTGTGCAACATATTGACCTCGTGGCTGTATATAGCCCTCTAATATGAATTGTGCGATTGAAAATGTCTCATCTGCTGTGCTATTTCCTATCTTAACAGCAATACTTTGACTTTTTGACAAGAAAGATATTCTTCTGTTTATGAAGTTTGCGGAAGAAATGTCCTCTCCAAAGGCATCGGCAACTAGGGATTCTCCAAAATCAACCTCTCCAAGCGTGTTTTCCATGTTCTCAAGCTGGCTTCCGACGAAGAAACTCTTTGATTTCATTGTTCGAACATCAAAATCATCAGCAAAGAGTGAAATTGTACATGTCGCTTCTAGGTTTTTGAACTGTAAATCCAAGTGCCTCCATATTTTACGTTGTGAAAAATCTTTATCATCATACTTTCTAAAAGTGGTGTAACAGTCATATCCAGCAGTTTCATCATTATAATTTGCAGTCCATTTATAAACTTTGCCTGTTACGTCACCAGATGATGAATATATTATGTCATCAACAACTACAAAATCCGAGACAGAAGACTTAGTTCTGTTCTTAATTTTAGTCCAGTTCTTGCTGTAAAGTAGGTGACAAACAAAAATCTGATCATTGTGTTGCGAAACTGCCATTGGAACGGATAAATAAAACCTTCTATTTTCATAAAAACACTTGATATTTGTCAGATAATTCTGGTTTATAAGCTTCAAAGTCTCCTTAATATTGTTCGAAAGTACAGCATCATTTACGCCAAGCGTGCCGAAAGTCTGATCTTTGAATCCGATTGCTCTCACTTCTGATCCGGTGAAGAACCAAACGTCATTTTCAACCCATGTATAGGCATCAATTGAACAACATCCAAAGTTATTGTTTACCAAGTCAAGCTGTAAGAAGTAGGCAACAGCAAGGGGATCATAGACCTTTGTGACCTTCCAAATTGAGTTTCTTTTAAGAACAATAAGCGCATCATAGTAAGTGACAAGACCCATGATTCTATCTGTTCCAACCGGCGTGTAGACGTTTTGAGTTGGGAATGTTGTTGGAGTTGCAGTTCCAGAATAATATGCGCTTAATGGCTCACGAATAGTTCCGGAGATATGAATTGCATCCTTGAAAACTTCATAGACATTTCCACGAGGTAAATCAGCATAGAATTTAATCCTTGTACCATCAAAAACAGCAAATGGGTCAACTCCATTTCCAAAATATAGATTATTTAAATACTCCTTGAATCCAAACTTAGCTGTGGCATCAAATGACCAATCAGAATCTTTGTAATAGGCAAGTCCAGATGCAGTTGCACTAGGACAATGATCAACAACCAAAGAAGTTCCGGAAGCAATTGAGCGAATCCAAAATACCTCTGTTCCAATTCTTATAATTTGTCCAACTAACAAATCAGTTGAAAAAGCAGTTCCACTTCCGGTAATTACATGCGTTCCAATAGTAAAGGCCGTTCCAGTAGTTACATCGACATCAAATGCGCTTGCAATAGTACAATGGGTGGCATCAGCAATGGCCGTCACAAGCCGTACAAAGCCCCCTACGGTGATATATGATACGTTTGCAGTAAGTTGGCCAGTGAAGTTAGTTCCTACTCCCACAACCGCCGTTCCTGCCGTTGTAAGGGTACCTGTTCCTGTTGTTGGAGCGATAGTTGCGCATGTTCCAGTCAAAACAGCAGATTCAATATTAAGAGGAGTTGAGGAAGTATCACTCACAAATTTCTTGATTTTCTGGCCATCCACCTTTAAAAAGAAGTTTGTACCAGTTTTTTGCTTGAAGTTCCAAAGTTTTTTGATTATCGAAGTGCCGACGTCGGCATATTGATCAACTCCAGTATCTTTAATCAAATATCCTTCTGATTCAAAGTTCATATTAACCGGAACCTCACGTCCTCCATCATCAATATCAATAAACTTAGTCAAGCCACCCTTTCCGGCGACGTCTGCGAATGGTATTAATATTGTTGATTTTTTAAGTGGCATATTAAATTATTGATATGGAATTAAACATTTCACCTCCATTTTGTGAATTTTCATTTGAATATGATATTGCTTGACCTTTTATTCCAAATTCCACCTCAAATTTATCATTGAAAAACTTAGACAACTCATAATCTTGAAGATCCTCAAAGGCGTATACGCATGTTTTGTAGGCAACAGCAACGCCAAGCGCATCATCTAGGCCAGTATCCACCGTGTTTACCGTTAAGTCAGGCAGTTTCTTGTAATAATCCATGTAAATTGTTGGAGTATTTGTTGGAAAAACAGCAATTGAGCCATTAATTAATGACAACATTTTCTCATACTTGCCATTTCTGTAATCTTCACGGTTTACCCACTCAAACACATCTCCTTTTCCTGCAATATTTGAGTTTTTAGACATGTAATGCGACTCAAAGTCAGTTGGCTTTGTTGCAACTCCTCCGGTGAATGACAAAGTTGTTGAAGTTATAAGATCATCTGTAAACAAGCGCTTTGCCACTTCATCCTTTGCTAGGTTTATATATAAAAGCAAATCATCATCAGAAAATATGGCCGTTGAATTCTCTAAAATCTTCTTTCTTGTGATTCCCAGTATCTGTGCAGTAGTAAGTTTCATAATGGTTTAATTATATTTATTTATTGCTTTTATCCGAGTCCTTTTTTGGCTTGAATGATACAATGTGATAGAAGAAATACCCTATTCCACCAATCGCTCCAATCGTGACACCAGTAAATGTATTAAGATTCTTTGGATCCTTTATCCAATTAAATAACCATTCAGAAATTGTGGCGTGTTCACCCAAAGATAAACCAAAGTCAACTCCAAATATAAGGGTTAAATATCCAAACCCCAGTGCAATCAATCCTAAGATAATTGAACCAGTATATTTTTTCATGGTCTTATTCGGTTATTTTTGGTAAATCTTGTGGCAATACCAATTGAGAACGTACTGGTGCAAGTTCACTCCATGATAGGTCTTTTCCCTCAAAGGCATTTGTACCAATGAAGATTCTGCCGTCTGCTTCGTAAAATGTATCAGCTTCGCCCATCCATTCTATCCAGTTCATACCCTCTTCTAAACTAGGGTCTTCTTTGTTTTCAATCTCAATGAAAAGTGGAAATTCTGTTATCTCACATCCTTTTGAAACGATAAGGTCTGCGATATTAAGTGGTAGTTTATCGTTGTCTATTTTGTAAGTTACAAACTCTCTGTCTTCTGATGGCTCTGGTTGAACACCAAGAGCTAGAGTTCCGATTGCTAATGAAACCAACGTCTCATCCTTTTCAGGTGAAAGTGGATTAATTTTATTGTAAGGGATTTTTATTTTCATATTTTTATATTGCTTTTGTTAATGTATACTTTTCTACCTTTGATAGATTAGTACTTGCTAGAGTAGTTCTATAAGCTAAGAATCTATCTGCTTCGTAATCTACTGCTGATTTTGTAAGTGTTCTCTTAAACTCTGGATTTGTTCTTGCTGTGTTGAATGCCCATGCTGTTTCCCATGAATTTATAACAGCAACAGGGGATAGAACACCACCTGTAAAGTCAATAAGTGTTTCTGCACCGTTGTGAAATGCTCCAGCAGGGCAATCCTTAATCTTTGTATAGCCCGATATCGTCGGTGTTTTTTTAGTTCCGTCCGTTTTATATGGGACACGAATTATAACTGCGTGAGTAGCATCGTCATCATAATACTCAAAACCTTTTGTGATATTGTAGTGAAATACGTCTTGAAGTGTTCTAGTTGCTCCGTTGTAAATAGTTGCTTCTTTTGTATCTGCAACGTCGTAGGCAATAGTTCCAGCAGGTTCTGCTAGTGGATAAAATGCAAGTAGTTCTGTTTGATAATTTACAGCAGTTCCAGAAACACCATTGGTTGCCATGTATAATATTTGTGAGTCGGTTAAGGTATTGGCTGAAACGAATGCACCAGCCATTCTACCTTTAAGACAGTTTGTGTTAGCAGACCAAGCACCAAGCATCACGCTATTGGCATTGGAAAATAGTGTACCAGATACAGTATATGAACTAGCTTCAACACCATTAAGATATGACCTAATTTTAGTACCATCATATTTACCTACAAAGTGAAACCATTGACCTGTTGGTATTGTTACAGCACCAGAACCATAATATGTACCAGCAATGTTTACATGGAAACCTCTAAAATTGGACGCAGTATGTCCGAAGTTTAAAGCAAAGACTGATTCTTTTGCTATGAAATAGTCAGCAATCGATGTTTGCACTTCTCCTGCTTCTACATAAAACCAACCTCCGACTGTTACACTATTTGTAAAAACTTGATTTATACCTGTATTAATATAATCATTTATTCCATCGAGTTTTATACAAGTACTTTGTGTTGCTTTGCCGTTATATGGTACTTGTCCTGAATATTGAAGTGTAGCACCAGTCACGTCTTGTGTTGGTATCGCTTCATTTCTAGGAATAAATACAGTTGCAGGTTTTGAATATCCTACTTCGTTTTGATACGAATACACGTTTTGAGTAGAGTGAAATGTCGCTAGTGTTGCGTTTATGATTGTTCCGTGAGCACCGTTCCCACTTGAGTCATACGCTGTTGTACCATCTTGTTCATCGCATTTATAGTTTCTAACCACTACTCCAGTTGTCATGTCTGTAATAACTATACCCCATACTTTACCTGCAAGTGGGAACGACAAAGTCATGTCATTACCTAGAGCTAGATTGTTTGCTGAATTTACATCGTTTTCCGTTAATGTTGAGATTGTTGCGGTTGCAGGATATGTCACGCCATTCACAATAAAAGAAATTCCACTTGCTGATTTGCTACCATCATACGTTACTTGAAAAGTATAATCCGTTCCAGCTACTAGAGTAAGTCCTGTCGCATAAGCTGTAAGTTGATTTGTTGGTGAACTCGTTGCATTATGTATGAGGTCAACATAAAGTGCCGCACCACCCCTATATATAGAAACACCTCTATAAGTTCCAGTACCTTGTTGAGCTACAATTCTTTTGGTTGCCGTTAGGTTTGTTGGGTTAAAGTTTCCATTAACTTTCCATGGGTTTCTAGAGTCTTTCCATAAATCTATTGCAGAACCTGTATTAACATAGTCATTCACTCCATCAAAAAGATAACATCTACCTAGTTGTAACGTGCGTGCTGTGCCTTTATTTGTCTTCTCATCATAAATAATACCATCGATGGTAGGGGCTCTTTTTGTAAGAAGTTGTTGGAGTAATAGCCTATTGCCACTTGCATCTCTGATAGATGCAGGGTCAAATAAACTTTTCGCTCGCATTGGTATTCCTAGATGCATATTTTTAGAATTAAATTAATATAAGATCAACATATCTGTTGCTGTTGTTCCGGTAGCCCAGACCTTTGTTACCATAACGTATAAGATGCTTCCATCAGCCACGTTTTTGAATGTAACGTCATTTCCTTCAAGTGTTGTAACTTTTACGTTTCCTCCAACTCCGATAAATAATGCACCAGCCTTCAAAACAGTTGAATCACTTGGTGTTACAACGAGCGCCTTATCTGCTATTTGTATATTTGTTAATGTCATTTTGATTATATTAATTTATAATTCAGTAAATATTCTTTACTTAACCCCAGCCTTGCAAGCAAGGCCAGAATAAGGAAACAATCAGTCGACTAAACTTTTCCTCTAAGGAAAGCGCCACGTCCACGATTACCCTCGAATACCTTTCGTCCCCATGTAACCAATCCCTTACATGTTGAAACGAATGAGTTTGGATCCATTGTTGAAGGTATAACAACAACGTCAAGGATTTGCATAGCAAACGCTAAGAAAGCCTTATCTCCAGCTAGGAATTTGTATCCTAGTGAAGCATCTCCAGCTACAAGCTCTGATGTATAAATATCAAAACCTGCAATCCTTCCGATCATACCTTGCTTTACAGCACTGGCATAAGCTTCTCCAACTGCTGGAATAAACTCTGGTGCTTGAAGGATTATTCCTTCAATATCAGCGTTTATAACTAGAAATCTTCCTGTTCTTGGTGTCAATTTCTTTGACAAAACAGTTCTCAAATTCACAATATATTGGTATATATTTGACTTTGTAAGAGTAATAGTTGTTCCAGCCTTAATTGTGTAGCCTGTTCCACCAGCAACGGCACCTCCTGTGTAACCAGAACCGTTCATGTCTTCAATTACGATGTTTGTACCATCAGTAAATGTTTTAACACGGTAATATGCTGTCTGTCCTGTTGCCTTAAATGCGCAACCCACCATTCCGGCAGTGAAAGTAGTACCAGATCCAACTGTTGCACCAGTTGTTGCAGTAACTGTAACAGTTCCTGTAACGTAATCTGTTCCAACTTGGTTGTCTCCTGCAACTTGCTTCCATGCGTATGCTAGGACATCTGCATCGATAAGCTCCGAAATGTCATTCTTTGATCCCTTTGAATAGGTATCAATAACCGAAATATCATTTTGCATCTTATCAACATCATCAACAATAAACTTGAAGTAATATTGCTGATCAACGATCAATTCCTCACTTGTAGGATTAAGATCTTGGGCTACTAAAGTCATTCCCTTTGTGTATGCAGAAAGTGTTAGTTTCTGTGCTGTTCTAACGACTACACGGTCTCCAGCCTTCTTGATCTCGCCTTCGTAATCAGTATTGGAAATCTTTGTGTAAAGTGTCTCATTCCACAATAGATCAACCAGTTTCAAAGAATATTTCTTTGGTGTGAATGGGGTCAATGATTGAGTCATATAATTAAATTAAAATTTCTTTATAATCCCCAGAATAGCTATTGTTTACTCATTCAACTTACCAGAGTTCAATGCATCGTTAAATTCTTTAGAACGACGTGCAAATTCCAATGGGTTTGTCTTTCGGAGTCTTTCCCAGTCATCGATACTCATACCACTTGGAGCTTCTTTGATTCCACCGTTTGATCTCTCAAGAGAGACTCTTCCAGCATCATCAAGCGCTTCTTTAGCGCCACGCTCTTTTGCAGTATCGTAAAGAAAAGCTTTTGCAAGGTCTGTAAGTATTTGTTCTATGTTACTTGGAACAGCAACGGTAGGGTTAAAGTACTTTGCCTTGAATTCGTTCTTTACGCTGACAAGATCACCTCCAAACTGTGCGGAAACATTGTTAAATGCTTCTTCCCACTTTTGGGTATTGAATGTTTTGCGTGCCATTGCAACGCCAACATCGTTATTTAAGGCATTTGATACACGTTTATCCATTGCCATAAACATACCTTTAAGTGAAGCTTGAGTGCTTGCATCCAGAAATTCGAAGTCTGGTATAGCTTTTTCAAAGTCTTCTAGGGTGTCCGTGGTACTCACGGCCTTCTCTACAACTTCTTTCGAAGGTAAAGTTGGGGAAACTCGAAGTTCTGCAATCTCTTTATCGGTTTTGGCCTTATATTGATGAAAACCTCGTGTTGAAGCATCATGTCTGTCTTTCCAGTATGATGCTTGTTCGTCAGAAGTCATAGAGTCCAAATCCACGCTTCCGTCCTCGTTCTTAGGATAAGAGGATTCCTTTCGTTCCATTTCAGCTTTTAATTCGACATCGTCAAATGAATCTGTTAATGGGTTTGAATGTTCGTTGTTCATATTTGTTTTCCGTTCCCATTTCTGGGGTTTGGATAATTATTGTTTTTAAAGATCGCCGTTGCTTCTAATTGCTTCTAACTTATTCAGTTTTAGCTTCTGTTACAAAAGCGTTGATTCTAGCTGTCAATTCCTTCTTTGTTCCAGAAGTGTCTAATCCCTTCTCAAGTGCAATTGCTTGAAGTTCATCAGAAGTAAGCTTTGCCATCTCTTTCTCACTGATAAATCCTTCTGGCATAACATCTCCTTCCGGAGCATTTCCTTCCTCACCACCAACAACTGCTGGCTTTCCATCTTCATCTTCCTTTGGACTAGCTACTACTTCCTCACCTAGAATTGAAGCAAGCTCTTCTGGAGATAGATATGAAGCTCTTGCTCTTGCAAAAGCCTTGTCTTCCTCATCGTGAAAAGACTTTGCAAGTAGTTTTGCAACTGCCTTCTCTACACTTAAACCATCGTATTCAATAAAACTCATATGTTTATTTAAATTAATCTATTAATTGTTGCTCAACCATTATTCTAGCATTGCGTGATTTTGTCTCCGAGCTAGATAGGAATGAAACTATCTTTTTTACCAATCGTAGTTCGACCAATAAGAAGTCTCTTTGCTTATCTGTGAGATCTTCTTCCACTAATTTGTCTGTAATGTCACTGATTGTTGTCTTCCAGAATTCCTTAACATCTTCTGATGTCAATTCTTTACCTTGAAGAGTCTTTTCAAGCGAGCTGTAATACTCTTTTTCTTCCGGAGTCATGGCATAATAGCTAGGAATACCCTTCTTATTTAGCCATTTACTCATTAATTGTTTTATATCGTCCATATATTTTTATTATTTCATTAATCCAGCCACTTGTTCTGGTGATAATTGAGTCTTTGGAGGCGCTGTAATGTCTGTCACAGGCGCATTTGGATCACCTGCCGGTGTTCCATCTGGATTCATGGGTGTATTTTTTATTTGGTTATCTGCATCTTCAACTTGTTGAATCTCATCCGGCTTCCATCCGAGTGCTTCAAGAGTCTTTCTCTTTGCAATACGTTGTGCAACTGCATTGTTTGGATAAGCTGTTGTGACATATTGCGATGTTTGAAGTGTT